TTCCATCCTATTGTTTTACGGATGACAAATGGCTTTCTGCGATTACCTGAAAGCTTTGCAACAGTACCATAACCATTTGGATTCTTGATGATGTTCACCCCCTTTCATTATCTCAACTACCATTTCGGTATGTGAGAATTCTTATAAAGAAACCTTATTCACCTTTGCATAGGTTGGATTGAGTTTTCTGAAATAATCAACCAATGATGCTGCATTATACCAGTCTTTGGTAACATCAATGACAATTGTTTTCAGTTCATCAGATTGATAACTAACAAGCAGGAAGTGGTTGACAACCCTTTTTTCTTTGGTCTTGACCCTTCCACCTATCATTGCACCAATGACCCCAAATGTTACTGCACCAATAATCATTCCAGGTGCTGACTGCTGAATAATTTTTTCCATTTCAACATCAGACTTCAAGTCAACCAATGTCAATTTTGATGAATCAATTTCAAATTCCTGACCGCTTCCAGTGATGGTCAATGCACCAGGTGTCAGCTTGATGGATACATCAGAACTTTGTGGAATTGGCAATCCTTCAACCAAGTCACCAAGTGTAAGCATTTCATTTTTTACTTTCTTTCCGAACATAATTGCATCCCCTTTCATTTTGGATGTGTTACACATGTTACGGTGTTACACATCTTTTCTTATTACTTAATTTTTAGAAAAAATCATTAAATTTTATTGAATTGAAAAACCTTAAAAATATAATAAATAGAAAGTAACCGTAACAACTGTAACAACCGTAACAAGTGCTATTTTTCAGTGTATTTTTCAATCATGCAAAGGTCAATCAAAGTGTCAATTGCTTTGTCTTTACCTGATTCATTGAGTTCAACGAACTGTTCAAGTAATTCAACAGCTTTCTTTCCATAGGTAACCTGGATAAGTTCAAGAAGTTGCACTTCTGTTGCATTCTTTTCACAAATCAATCTTTCCATAGGCACATCATGACCCATCAACCAGGCTTCTGAAACATTCAATGCCTGTGCAATTTTGTACAATGCTTTCTGCTTTGCTTCATATACCCCATTGGTATATTGACTGATTCTTGCTTTGGATAAACCTGTTCTTTGTGATAATTCAACAGGCTTCATATCCCTTATTTCCAATGCCTGGTTTAGTCTGTCCTGAAATGTTTCACTCATTGAATTCACCTCTTTCTTTAATTATATCTATTAGTATGCCCAATTATACATCAAAGTTAAGCAAATTTCAATTAAAATCGAAAAAAGTTAAAGAAATATGAAAAAAGGGTTGACTTAAAAAGTTAAGGATGCTATACTACTGTCAAGAAGTTAAGGAAACTTAACCACGCATCACCCAAACATTGAAAGGACTGGTGGATAAAATGATGAAACATGAATTTGAAAAATTAGTTGGAATGACAGTTGACACTGATTGCTATGAAAGAATTGAATTTGTTTACATGAACAGTGAACAGTTCAGCAACTCAAATGGCAAACAGGAAATAGCAGACTTTTACAAAAAGCACGATATGAACGGAATTGAAAAGCTTTACACTGAATTACTGGTCAGAGAAACAAGAACCGAAGAATTCAAACAGTTTGTTTCTGACCTTGCGACATTCGCTGATGGTTATGTTGAAGAAATCAAAAAGCACCTGGTTGAAATTGCAATGGATACCTTCAAGGATAAGACAGTTGTGAACCTGCTTCATGAATATGCAGTCAGGAAAGCAAAAGAACAAAAGAACCTTACAGATGATTTCAGAAGTGCCTTGCAGCATCCTGATTTGAACATCAACTTTTCAAACAACTGCTTAACCAATGCAAGTCACTATAAAACGGTAATTGCAGGGTTGTTGGTTGACGGATGGTGGCACGAACAAAACAGGGGGAAATAATTCCCCCTTCCAAGAAAGGATGAATGATATGAAGCGTAAAAAGATTTGGGCATACCTTGATGGTAAGAAGTTGGTTGAAGTGATTCAAGCAGCTTTGGATAATAACATGACTGTTATTGATATGAAAGCATTGTTGGTTAAAGAAAACCCTGGTCATGAGGTCACATTTAAGGTGGTGTAAAAATGGAAAACAAAAGCTTACATGCAGTAATCGAAAAACTTGAAAGGTTATTTTCAACATTCAACGGACACTTCTTCAATGGGGAACTGGAAAAACCTATAATCACCATTTCCCCTGACACAACCAAAGGTGCTTATGGATGGTGTACATCCTGGAAAGCATGGAAGAACAGCACTGATGACAAAGAAGGATATTATGAAATCAACATGTGTGCTGAATACCTGAACAGACCGTTCCTGAATACCTGTTCAACCCTAATTCATGAAATGGTTCACCTGTTGAACTTACAAAACAAAGTTCAGGATACTTCAAGAAGTGGCAAGTACCACAACAAGAAATTCAAAGAAGTTGCTGAACAGCATGGTCTTGTGGTGGACAAGTCTGAAAAATATGGATGGTCAACAACCACACTTACAGAAGAAGCTTCTGACTGGATTCAGTCTGTATATAAGGATGAACAAGGCTTTGAACTATTCAGAAGCAAGCTTCCAAAAATTAAGAAGCAAAGTTCATCTTCATCAAGAAAGTATGTATGCCCTGGCTGCGGTGCAATCATCAGAGCAACAAAAGAAGTCAGGGTGACCTGCACTGATTGTGAACTTGAATTTGAAGAAGAAATCTAACTGATTGACCATTGTTCTTTGACAAGTGAATACAGACCAGTAAACGGTATGGAACAATCCCCATGCTGAACACCCTGGTTGATTAAATTTGAAAGGGGGTGACACCAAAATTGATAAGGTATTTAAGTTTGTTCAGTGGAATTGGTGCATTTGAAAAAGCACTGGATAACATAAAAGTTGATTATGAATTGATTGGTTATAGTGAAATTGATAAGTATGCATATAAGGCATATTCGTTGATTCACAAAGTACCTGAAACAATGAACTTTCATGACATTACCAAAATTGATGAATCATCCATTCCACTTCCAGTTGACCTGATAACATATGGGTTTCCATGTCAAGATATTTCAATTGCAGGTGCAAAACAAGGACTATTCAATGAAGATGGTACAAAGACAAGAAGTGGTCTGTTCTTTGATGCGTTAAGAATTATCACACACACACAACCAAAAGTTGCTATTGCAGAAAATGTGAAGAACCTGACATCAAAGAAGTTTGAAAAACAATTCAAGATTGTATTACAGGCTTTGGATGAAGCAGGGTACAACAATTACTTCAAGATACTTGATGCAAAGGACTATGGAATACCACAAAGCAGGGAAAGAATTTTCATTGTATCCATAAGAAAGGACATTGACACAGGAATATTTGAATTCCCTAAACCACTTGAACCAAGGTTGCGGTTGATTGACATGTTGGAAGAAACAGTTGATGAAAAGTATTTTCTATCTGATAAAGAAATCACTTACATGAATAGAGAAACAAAGGATGGAAGAAACCACTGGGATTTCAAGCATCATAGTGACATTACAGATGAATACAGTAAATGCTTAACCGCAAATATGATGAAAGGTGTTCCATATAATGTTTTAAGAATAGGTTCAGTTGATTTGAATGGTCATGATTTGTGCAAAAGAATTTACAGTATTTATGGATGTTCACCCACAATTCCAACTGGACAGTCAGGTAATACAATCCCCAAAATTCCAGTTGGTGAAGTTGCAAGGAAGTTCACCCCAAAAGAATGTTTCAGGTTGATGGGATTTGATGATAGTGATTGGCAGGTCCTGGTTGATAACAAAATAAGCGATTCACAGCTTTATAAAATGGCAGGAAATTCAATTGTTGTTGATGTTGCAGAAGAACTTCTTTGTATGATACTTGATGACAACAATGAATTATATGTTTAGTGAAAGGAAGTGATTTTGAATGAAAGATGTACTATTTGATTATTCCAAAGTAAGGGGAAAAATCAAGGAAGTGTTTGGAACACAATCTGCATTTGCATCAGCAATGCATATGTCACCTGTTTCCCTGTCCGAAAAGCTGAATAACAAGGTTCAGTTCAGTCAGAAGGAAATTGACAAAGCGTGTGACCTGCTTCAAATTTCCAAAGAGGAAATACCCATATATTTTTTTACACCAAAAGTTAAGGAAGCTTAACTATTTTATAAGAAAGGATGGTTGAAAATGAGTTTTTCAGAAAGATTGAAACAAGCAATGGTGGAAAGGAACATGACACAAGCTGAACTTTCAGCACTGACTGGAATTGGCAAGTCATCCATCAGTCAGTATGTATCAGGTAAGAATGAACCCAAGGAAATTGCCCTGAACAAAATTGCAGAAGCACTTGATTGTTCAGTGGCATTCCTGAATGGAACAACCAGTTGCCCTGACATGACAGCTGACTCAAACGGTTTGAAGAATGTACCTGTTGATATGGCAGCAAAGCTTCTTGGTAAGTCAAGGCAATTTGTCAGGGTATCACTTCAAAGAGGGATTGCACCATTCGGATTTGCAGTCAAGTTGTCAGGTGAAAGATTCTCTTATCACATTTCACCAAAGAAATTGAATGAGTATATAGGACTTTAGGAAAGGATGGTTCAAACATGGAAAATGTAAAGGGGTTCAAAGTGTTCAATCCTGATTGGACATGCAGAGGTTTTCAGTATGAGGTTGGAAAGATTTATGAAGAAGATGTGAAACCAAGTGTTTGTGACATTGGATTCCACTTCTGCAAACAGGCGAAAGACTGTTTCAATTATTACAGATTTAACCCCAACAACAAGGTTGCAGAAGTTATTGCCCTGGGTGATGTTGCAGAAGATGGTGACAAGTGCAGTACCAACAAAATTGAAATAGTGCGTGAAGTCACCTGGCAGGAAGTCTTGACCATAGTCAACACAGGAAAGGCATGCACTGGTCTTTGCAACAGCGGTGATTGGAACAGCGGTGATTGCAACAGCGGTGATTGCAACAGCGGTGATTGGAACAGCGGTAATCGGAACAGCGGTGATTGCAACAGCGGTAATCGGAACAGCGGTGATTGGAACAGCGGTGATTGCAACAGCGGTGATTGCAACAGCGGTGATTGGAACAGCGGTAATCGGAACAGCGGTGATTGCAACAGCGGTAATCGGAACAGCGGTAATCGGAACAGCGGTAATCGGAACAGCGGTGATTGGAACAGCGGTGATTGCAACAGCGGTAATCGGAACAGCGGTAATCGGAACAGCGGTGATTGGAACAAGGCTTCCAATGTGTCAGGATGCTTCAATACTCAAAGTCGCAAGTTAAGGTTTTTTGATAAAGAAACAGACATGACCTTTGAACAATGGCGAAATTCAGAAGCATATTGGTTGATGAACAGAATTGATTTCAGACCTGCTGACTGGATTTGGTCAAACGAAATGTCAGATGCTGAAAAATCTGCACATCCTGAACATGAAACAACAGGCGGTTATTTGAAGATTCGTGACAACACCGACTGCTGCAAGGAATGGTGGAATGGTCTTTCACAAAATGAAAAGCAAGTTATCATGAACATTCCAAACTTTGATGCAGATAAGTTCTTAAAAATTACTGGGGTAAGGGTTGGGTGATGCTTATGAAGCTATATCCACACCAAGGACAAGCACTGGAACAGACCAAAACCTTCAACAGGGTTGCTTATTACCTTGACATGGGTCTTGGAAAAACATTTGTTGGGTCAGAGAAAATGAAGAACCTTGGTGCAGTAACCAACTTGCTGATTTGCCAAAAATCAAAGATTGATGACTGGATGCAGCACTTCAAAGACTACTATGCACAGCATGAAAAAGACTTTTCTTGTGAAAATTTGATTTTCGATTTGACAGATAAAAAGCAGCTTGAACGGTTCATGTCAGAAACAAGGCAAGCAATAGAGCCATGTTACATTGAAGATGAATGGACTGGTCAAAGTTATCAACAAGAAAATCTGTATCCTTATTCAATCATTGGCATCATCAACTATGATTTGGTGTTCAGGCGGTCAGAATTGCTTGAATTAAGACAGTTCACCCTGATGCTTGATGAATCATCACTGATACAAAATGATACTGCAAAACGGTCAAAATTCATCCTTAAAATGAAACCTAACAATGTGATTCTTCTTTCAGGAACACCCACATCAGGAAAATATGAAAACTTGTGGTCACAGATGAACCTGCTTGGATGGAATATCAGCAAGGAACTTTACAACAGGCAATATGTGAACTGGGTCAAGGTTGAACAAGATGGCTTCATCCACTTTGTAATTGATAAGGAAGAACCATACAAGAATGTTGACCGCTTAAAGCAAAAGATGCGTGACTATGGTTCAGTATTCTTGAAAACAGAAGAATGCTTTGACCTTCCTGAACAGATATTCATTCCAATTACAGTGCAGAAAACGAAGGAATATATCAAGTTCAGAAAAAAAGGACTTGTGACAATTGATGAAGTTGAATTGGTTGGTGACAGTACCCTGACAAAAAGACTATATTCCAGGATGCTTTGTGGTCACTACAACAAAGCGAAACTTCAAGCATTCAAAGACCTGGCATCCAGTACCAAGGACAGGCTGATTGTGTTTTATAACTTCAATGCAGAACTGGATGCACTTCAACGAATAGCAGCAGAACTTGAAAGACCAGTTTCACAGGTAAATGGTCACATCAAAGACCTGACTGCTTATGAAACAGAAGAAGATTCAATCACATTGGTTCAGTATCAAGCAGGGGCAATGGGTTTGAACTTACAAAAGGCAAACAAAGTTGTGTTCTTCACACTCACTGATAAAAGTGAACTTTTTGAACAATCAAAAAAGAGGGTTCACAGAATCGGTCAAAACAAAACTTGCTTCTACTATCTGATGATGTGCAAAGACAGTGTTGAAGAAGTCATCCTTGATACCCTTAACCAAAGAAAGGATTTTACAGATGAACTATTCAAGGAATGTGAGATATAAGAAAAACCGTAAACAAGCAGTGTTCAGAAGAATTCTGACTTCATGGGTTATCATCTTATTAGTTGGTGCAATGGTTGGCTTCTTCATTGGAAGGTCAACAAAATCAGCAAATGCATTACCAGTAACTGCTGAAACCAGTATTTCTTCACCCACACCAACAGTGACACCATATGTGACACAGACCCCTGTTCAAGAAACTTCTGAACAATCCCCAACAATTGAACTGGTCAGTCTTGGTGAATTCAGAATCACTGCTTATTGTCCATGTGAAATATGCTGCGGTAACTGGGCAAAAGACAGACCCATTGATGAAGATGGAAAACAACTTGTTTATACCGCATCAGGTGATTTGGCGGTTGAATGTATGACCATAGCAGCAGATACAAGCATATTGCCCTTTGGAACGGAAGTCATCATTGATGATGTCAGGTACATAGTCCAGGACAGGGGCAAAGCAATCAAAAACAATCGAATTGATGTGTATTTTGAAAATCATCAGGATGCACTGGAATTCGGTGTTCAATACAAAGAAGTATTCACAGAAAGGATGATTGAAAATGATTAAGTGTAACAATGAATGCCCATTGGAAAAGTTTGACGGATGTTGTCATTCTTGCCCCCACATTGAGGGATGCACAGAAGCATGTGAAAGTGAACCAAAGACATGTGGTGAAGCAACCTTTGATGAAGAAACAGGTCTTGTGACCTTCAAGGAACAGCAGCTTGCAGTGCTTCAACAGATTGCTGACCTTGTAACCGCAAAGAAACAGATTGAAGCAAAGGAAAAGGAACTGAAAGACAAGCTGAAAGAAGCAATGGAAAGATGCAGCATCAAGAAGTTTGACAGTGACATCCTGAAAATCACATACATTGCTGCAACCACTGCAACGAGCATTGACAGTGCAAAGCTTAAAAAGAAATACCCTGCTATTGCAGAAGAATGTTCAAAAACTTCCAACAAATCCGCTTACATCAAAGTTGAAGTCAAGGATGATGAAAAATAAAGAAACCACATGCAGGGATTGCAGAAAGCGGTGGTATTGCTTGGAAAGTTCCAGGAATTATCCTTGCATCAGCTTTGAAAGGAAGGTTGAACATTGGCAGCAGAAAAACAGTTTGAAAACAAAGTCAAGAAGTGGCTTGAATCAGAAGGCATATATGCAGCAGGAACTGCACAGGACAAGAAAAAAGTTCCTGAATGCGGTTGGTACTTAAAGACCTGGGGTGGTGGTTATCAGAAAAGCGGTATCCCTGACCTGCTGCTTTGTGTGAATGGCTTCTTCATTAGTGCAGAACTGAAAGGTGATGCAGGAAAACCATCTGACCTTCAATTGAAAAATACAACAGCAATCAATGGGTCGAATGGAATCGGTTTGGTTCTTTATCCGAAAGGGTTTGAACAATTTCAAAACATAGTGAAAGGGGTGAAAAAATGCAATGTTCACACAGCAGAATTGAATGCTTTGAAAAATGCCCATTCAAGTATAAGCTGCGTTATCGTGACAAAATACTGACCTTGCCCCCTGATAATGCTGACCATCCGCTTATTATTGGCACAGCACTTCACACAGGCTTGGAAAAGGGTGTGACAAAAGCAATTGATGAATATTTAATGTCATATCCAATAATCACAGATGACCATATCAATGAAGCAATCAAGCTTGAAAACTTGATTCCAAGGGCAGCAAAGCTAATACCCAAAGGGGAATTTGAAGTCAAAATTGCAACAGAAGATTTCATTGGATACATTGACCTTCTTGCACCAGTGACCATGTTCCATGATTCAGAAGTTCCAAATCAGTATGACTTATATGACTTCAAATATTCCAATAACATCAAGAACTATAAGCAGTCAGACCAGTTGCACCTGTACAAATATTTCTTTGAAAAGTGCAACCCTGGCAAGTACATCAGAAACATGTTCTTCTTGTTTGTTCCGAAGGTCAACATCAAGAGGAAAAAGACAGAAGATTTGTCAGAGTTCCGAAAAAGAATTCTTGATGAATTGAAAGGTGTTGAACCTGAACTGGTTCAGATAGAGTATGACCCACAAAATGTCATTAACTTCTTACTGAACGCAAAGCACACCATTGAAGCAACAGAGTTCAACCAAAATTTTAGTTACCTATGTAATTGGTGCGAATACCAAAATTATTGTGAGAAAGGAATTGATTACATGTTATTACCAAGTAAAGAAAGAAGAAACATCCAAAAGATTGAAAAGAAGGTCATTTGGATATATGGGTCACCATTCAGTGGCAAGACCACATTTGCAAACAAGTTCCCTGACCCCCTGATGCTGAACACAGATGGAAACATCAAGTTTGTTGATGCCCCCTACATTGCAATCAAGGACAAGGTTGAAGCAAACGGAAGGTTGTCACCCAAAAGAACATTCGCATGGGCAGTGTTCAAGGATGTAATTGAAGAACTGGAAAAGAAGGACAATGATTTCAAGACCATTATTGTTGACCTACTTGAAGATGCTTATGAGCATTGCAGACTGTACATGTATGACCAAATGAACATTACCCATGAATCAGATGATTCTTTCAGGGCATGGGATAAGGTCATGACTGAATATCTGTCCACATTGAAGAAGCTGATGAACCTGGACTATGAAAACATCATTCTGATTTCCCATGAGGACACAAGCAAAGATATTACCAAAAAGGGCGGTGACAAAATCACTGCAATCAAGCCGAACTTGCGTGAAAAGGTTGCAAACAAGGTTGCAGGAATGGTTGACATTGTTGCAAGGGTCATTGCTGATGGGGATGTCAGAATCCTTTCCTTCAAGACTAATGAAGTAATCTTTGGCGGTGGCAGATTGACAGTCAGCACCAATGAAATTCCCCTTGATTATGAAGCTTTCCTTGATGTTTATGCCGAAGCAAACAGAAATGCAGTTGCAGTGTTGAGTGGCGAAAAACCACAGACCGCTGCACCAACTGAAAGAAAAGGCAGAAAGAAAAAGGAAGATGCCCCTGCACCTGAAACAGAAGCAGCACCTGAACCTGATGTCAAGGAAGAAGCAGATGCAGCGGTTGAACCTGAACAGAAATCTGAACCTGCTGCTGATGAAGCACCCAAGGAAGAAGTGAAGGAAGAACCCAAGGAAGAAACTTCACAGGAAGCACCAAAGACAAGAACCAGGAAAAAGAGGGGTCAGTAATGGCTGATGTAATTTCATTGAAAGATGGTTCAG